AAAGTACTTGATATACCTAATTGCGCTGGAAAGTATACACAATCGCTTGCGGTGCGTGGTATTATTGAGGCCCAACCAGGAGAAAACACATGATTAAAGTCACTAGCAGCGGGCCTAAACCGTTTAGCATCGCGTCTATTGTAGAAACAGACTTCCATCACGCCGAAATCATCGCCCTACGCGCAGACGGCACAGCCGAAAGCACTAATCCTGTCGCACAAGCCGCACGCATACGGTCATACAAAGACTACGAAACGCTTAAGCTTGAGCATGAGCGCCTGCAATCCGAGCTTGAAGAAATTACAGCAACGATCTTTGATGCGGCAAATCAAACGGTGCGCAGGCCAATGAGCGCGGAAACCCAAAGCGAAAGGCTTCGCGTCTTGGCAAAGCTTGGGCGTGTGTCTGACAGCAGCAACGCGGTTAAGTGCGCACACGACGAAGAAAAGGCGCGCCTACAATCGGAGCTGAAATCGGCCAAGGCATTATTAAATGCCGCTCTTGATTCGGCTGATGCAAATGTTGCTTCATTGGTGCAGATGCGCAACCAGCGCGACGCCGCACAAGCCGAACTCGCCAAACTCCACGAAGCCGCAACGCCAAAGAGCAAAGATGATATTACGCTGGTCTATGACCAACTCGGGCCAATGACAGAATGGAACCCAAAGCCCAGCGTTTTCGTTTTCGGCATGCCGCTTGAGGAAGTGCGCACACTCAAGGCTGAGCGTGACGAATTGAAGCAACGGCTATCCACATCACAGCACGAAACAAAGATTGCTATCGGACAAAAAGAAGATCACCAAAAGCATTGTGACTCTGTAATTGAAGCGCTGAAGCGCAAAATAAATTCACAAGTCGGTGATAATGCAACGTTGAAGGCTGAGCGTGACCAACTAAAGCACAGCCTATCCGCTTCAATGCAAACCGAGGCTGGATTGCGTGAGTTGGTGCATGATCGCGACTCCGAACTTGCCGCATGCAACGAGCGCCTAGAAAAGAACATCGCTTGGCGCTGCGAGGCTGTGGACAAGCGCGATGAATTGGTGCGCCAGTTACAAGCGACTAAGCCGAATATCATCCTTGGTTGCAAGTTTGTCAGTGAGCCACCAGGCGGCACGATTCGGCCCGATGACGTTGTTACGTTTGGTAATCCGCCAAAGCCTTCGCCATGCTGGTGCATTAATGACAATGCCACGCTTAAGGCAGACCTATTTGAAAATGTTTTGCGAGCAAATATCACTCTAAAGCAAGACTTAGATAGCATTGGTGGTTTGGTTTCAGGGGCAGGTCAGGAAACCGTATATCAGGCAGTAAGGCGTACAATTCTTGAACTTGAAGCATCAAAAGAGAAACTCGCGGCTGTAACCCGCGCATTATCAGGCTAAGGACATAAAATGCCGCTAAAAGTCAACGAACAAAGCCCAGAAGTCGCAGCCAAAAACGATGTTTACACCATCGTGGAGGATGTGCTTTCTGGCACAATCCGCATGCGTGATAAGGCGCGGGATTACTTGCCGCAAAGGCTGCGGGAGGAAGCGAACGACTATGCGAAACGCGCGAAAAGTGCCGTGCTGTTTGGCGGCACTAGAACCACGCTTAGCGCGCTAGTCGGGCGCGCCTTCGCTGATCCGCTCGAAATCGCAGAGCCGCCAGCGTGGTTTGAACCGATTGCCGACAATATCGACAGCCGTGGCAAACGCCTAGGCGTATGGGCTGAGGAATTGTTCGAGCTTGGCCTGACCTACGGCGAAGCATGGGCTCTTGTGGATACTCCGCCTATGCCGCAAGGGCTCAGCGCTGAGGCACAGAAGGGCAAGGCGCCGTATGCCGTGGCAATCTCCGCGCGTAACGTGCTCGGCTGGGTTTATGAAGGCGCAGAGCTGGTGCAACTGCGCATTATGTGGAGCCGGGAAGAACGTGAAGAGTTTGGGGCTAAACAGGTTCCGCAGGTGCGTGTTTATAACTCCGCGCCATTAGTGAAGGCAGAAGGCGGGCCAACCGAAGGCGGCGTTACCCTGCGCATTTACGAGGAAAAGGAAGCCACGAAGGGCGCGAAGGAATGGCAGCTAGTCGAGGAAAAGTCTATCGCCGTGAAGCGCATCCCTTGTATTCGCGTGGAGCTTGACGATAAACCGCCATTGCTTGAGCTGGCACACCACGAAATCAAGCTATTCCAGCGTGAAAGCTCTGCCGATTCACTGATAGACGTTGTGGAAGTGCCAATTCTAGGAATTTTCGGGCAAGTACCGGGCACTGAACTCGTCATTGGCGCAAGCTCTGCGATTAGCATGCACCAGAACGGTAAAATCGAATTTGCCGAACACTCGGGCGCGGCTATTCAATCTGGGCGTGAGTATCGTCAGGACATTAAGGAGGCTATGCGCCAAATCGGCGCGCGCTTCACTGAGCCAAAGTCCGCCAACATCAAAACGGCGACACAATCGGGTGAAGAATCGGCAAACGATAATTCAGACTTGGCGAATATGGTTATCCGGTTTGGCGATGCTATGACCGACCTGATCGACCTGATCGCAGAGTTTGCCGGGCAGGCTGTTCAAGGCACCGTAAAAATGCACCCGAACCTCAAGCCAAGTTTGGAGCCTCAGCAACTCATGGGCACCGTGAACACGCTCGTGAATGCTGGCATTGTGAGCCATGAAACGGCGTTTGGCATTGCTAAGGCTTTGCCGCTTGGCATTCCTGACGATTTAACTTGGGAAGCGGAAAAGGTGAAGATCGAGGCGGCTGCCAAGGCCAAAGCGGCGCTTGAGCCTAAAGCGGGAGGGTTTGGGGCATGAACGGCATGCCGCTTCCTGGCCCGCCAAGAAGCTTTCCGCTCCAATGTCGTGCAGGTCGTATAGGTTAGCCTGCAAAAATAAAAAAGCCACTGTCAAAGGTGGCTTTTTTGTTGCCAGCGCACGCCGCCGGAGGAGCTAACGTCGCTGGCTGTAGCCGGTTATGCCGACACCTTGCTACTTGTCGCTAGTTACACGATTCTACGTGCATCTGCACCCTTTTGTTTCCGCCTTGCGGCTTGTGTTGGGCTGCGAACCTAATTGGTCGAAACTAGTCCAGAACAGTTGTTAGCCTCCGCACTGGGCTGCGGTTATGAAAACGCGACTAACGACGCCCGAGCGTTGAAGCGCTCGGCTACCCAGCGGCATTGCCGCCCAGAAGTGCGCTAAATATAGCCATATTAAACCCTATTTGCAACCAGCCGAATCTTTGTGCATAATCGCACAAACTTAAGAGGCTGCAACAATGAAATTGAAACTTGATGAAGCGGGAAACGTTGTGGTTAAGGATGGCAAGGCCGTTTACGTCACTGACGAAGGAAAGGACATTGCGCCAGACGTACCGGCGCTTTACGCCAGCGTTACTGACCTTGGCGTGTCGGAGCGCGCAGCCGTGCAGAAGCTTGCGCAGGCAAACGCGCAGCTCAAGAAGTTTGAAGGTGTGGACGTTGAGAAGCTGAAGGCAACCACGGCAACCGCTGACGAAGTGACTAAGGGCTTCCAAGCCAAGCTAGACGAAGCGGAAACCGCGCGCAAGGCGCTGGAAACCCAGCTTTCAAACCGCATCAAATCCGGCATGTTCACCGGATCCGCATTCATCGGCACAAAACGCCCTGATAACTTGCCGGCCGACTATTACGAAGCGGTGTTTGGCAAAAACTTCAAGGTTGGTGCGGACGGCGCCATTGAAGCGTTCGACGCGGCCGGTAAGCCGATTATGTCGCGATCTAATCCGGCGCAAATGGCGGGATTCGATGAAGCAATCGAACAGCTAATTTCGGCGCACCCGAGCGCGGCAAGCCTGATTAAAGGCACCGTAGTTCCTGGCACCGGCACAAATCCCAAGGGCCAAGCTAACGCTGGCAAAACAATCAGCGTTGCGGCATTCGATGCGCTGAGCGGTAAAGAACAAAACGCCAAAATGGCAGACGGCTTCACACTTCAATAATAAGGAATTAGTAACATGTCGAATATCTTACAGGCGTTAGCTCCTACGCTCTTTTCGGCTGCTAATCAAGTGGCCGCTGAACCGTTTGGCGTTATCAATGCAATGCGCACCGACTTTAGTGATAAAGGTGTAGCGGTCAACATTGACGCGCAAAGCGGCACTACTTCGCCAGTCGTGAAAGTGCCAGTCGCACCAACCCGAACTGAATCCGATTGGTCGCCAGCCATGACCACTACGGCGGGCACGGATGGCACGGCAACCACGGTTGATGTAAGTATTGACTATTCCAAACACGTATCCTGGAACTTCACCGGGGAAGAATTGCGCGTGTTAGAGAATGGCGACAATCGCAACGAGTACGTCAGTCAGTTGATCATGGAAGGCATGCGCGGCTTGCGTAACCCTGCGGAAGTTCGCGCGGCTGCGGCGATCAAAATTGGCGCATCGCGTGCATACGGCACAGCAGGCACTACGCCATTCGCTTCTGACCTATCGGCGCTGACCAACGCTCGCAAAATCTTGCAAGACAACGGCGCGCCGCTGACTGATTTGCAATTCGTTGGCAACACTGCCTGCGGTTTGAACTTGCGCAACTTGGGCATAATCCAAAACGCATATCAAGCCGGTAGCGAGCAAGAACGCCGCACCGGTACGCTTGAGCGTCAGTTTGGCTTCCAGATCAACGAAAGCGCGGGCGTTGCCGTGCACACCATCGGCACTGGCGCAAGTTACCTTGCAAACGGCGCTGTAGCGGTTGGCGGCACTGACATTACCGTTGACACCGGAAGCGGCACCATCGTTCAGGGCGATGTTTTGACCTATGCGGCAGACTCCACGAATAAGTATGTAGTCGGAACCGCTCTTGCGAGCAACGTTGTTAAAATCAACAAGCCCGGCGCACGCATCGCGATTCCAGACAACAACGCAATTACGGTCGGCGCAGCCTATACGGCCAACTTGGCCTTTGAGCGCTCCGCCGTGGTTGCCGTTTTCCGTCCACCGATTATCCCGGTTGGTAACGGCAGCATGACTCAGCGCCTCATCACTGACAAGTTCGGCATGACTTACCTGTTAGTGCAAATCGTTGGTGATGGCATGATCACTTGGCGCTTGCATATTTGCTACGGCTTCAAGGTTATTAATCCTCAATTTGTAGCGCTCGTCTTGGGTTAAAAAGGCGCGTCCGCGCGTTTCTTGGGGCCGAAGCTGAGCGGTCGCGGACAAACTCAGCACTAACCAGGGGTAGCGTGTGGCATTGATCGTTGAAGATGGTACGGGTTTAGCGGATGCCGAAGCATATGTTTCGGTCGCGTTCGCTGATGCCTACCATTTATCAATGGGCAGCACCGCATGGGCCGCGCTTGGCACCACGGCGAAAGAGCAAGCGCTCCGCCGTGGCACGCAATACTTAGATTCAAATTACCGTTTCAACGGCCTGAAAAAAACCACGACGCAGCGGCTAGAATGGCCGCGCGAAACTGGCTCAATTTATGGCGCTGGCTATGGCTCGCTGTATCCTCAAAATTACTACCCTTGGCCCGTTCGGTGCGTTCAAGAGGCGTGCTGTGAACTGGCTTTGCGTTCGTCTGCGGCAACACTTTTGCCCGACGAATCGCAGGCCGTGAAGATGGAAAAGATCGGGCCTATC